GCACCGACGTTCCACGCGGCATCCGCGCTTGCGCCGATCTCGGCCATCCGCTGGGCGCCACGCAGCTTCTCGAACTCCAGTGCCTTGTCCTGCATCGCCAGTTCATGGCCGCGCTCGCCCTGACGGTCGAGCCACTTTAGGATCTCCGGCGCGAGTCGGAAGACGCCGCCCAGGAGTCCCCCGAGCAAGGTCTCGATCATTGGGTGCCTCCCATCAGTTTGAGCTTGATGGCGACTCCGACCATCAGTGCGGCCAGGATGCCCGTGGTCACGAGCTTGATCACAGTCCGCCAGGCCGTGCGGCGGGCATCGCGCAGCGCATCCAGGAGATCGCGCAGATCGCGGATGTCCTTCGCGGCACTCCCGTTTTCGAGCCCGAGCTGGGCCAGGCAGCGCTCGGCGCCGCGCTCTGCAGCACGGCCGAGCAGTTCTTCGAAATCCTCCTTGCGCAGCAGGAGCATGTTTTCCACGAGGGCGGGCTTTTCGGCTTCGGTCATTTGCTTTCTCCAGAAATGCGAAACCCGCCGGATGCGCATGCACCAGGCGGGTCTCAGGGTTGAATCAGTGAATCAGGTCGGTTTCAGATCTCGATGATCTCCATGGGCAGGCTGGGCGCCGTGCCCTCGAGGACGTCGTCGCGGACGAAGACGCGTGCCCCACCGGTCGAAGTGCCGCGCGCCTTGACGAGGCCGCCGCCGGGCAACTGGACGGTGACCACGCCCGTGGCGACGTCGATCACTGACCCGGCCTGCAAGGGGGGCTCCGGCATCAACTGCCGGAACTGCTCGTAGAGGTTATGCATAGCCCTGGACTCCCAGCGTCTGCCAAACCTCGGGCATGCCAGCCTCGATGTGCGTGGCGCGAACGATGCCTAGCCGCGTCACGGTGCCATCCTGGTACTCGACAAAGGCGCCCGGCTGGATGATCCCGGTCTCTGCCAGCACGGGCATGCGCAGGCTGACCTCGATTTGGTGTCCGGTATCCGCCAGCACGTCCAAGCCGCGCTGGCGGGCTGCTGCGACCTCCGTGATCAGGCGGTCGACCACCATTGGCGCGAGCACGTTGCCGGCAGTGCCCGCACGGGTCACCTGGCCGAGTACCCCGGCGTCCTGGCCCGACACGAAGACCCGGTTGTAGGCGGGTTTGTCGATCCACCGCAGCGACTCGCGGGATACGGCGTCCACCGGGAGCAAAAAGTCGGGCGTGACCGTACCCCACTCCCAGGGCGCCACTGGGTAGCGATGCCGCACCTTGAAGGTCTGGTTCGACGGATGGGGAATGAGGTAGCCCCCGGCGGCGCTGGCGATCGTGGTCAGGGCCTCGATCCAAGTGCCCTGGTGGGCGAAAGCACCAGCCGGAACGTTCCAGTCCGTGAGGCCCCAATCCACGGTCCAGCCCAGCGGGATGCCATTGACCGTCAGGACATCGTCCATCAGCTGGCGAGCCGTGCGACCCTCGGTATTCGTGAACGGCAATACGGGCGCATAGGGAGCCGCCAGGACCGCGTTTCGCCCCCGCCCCGACACCCGGATGCTGGCGTCCCCGAATGCCCGCTCGCGGCTGATGCCTTCGGCGAACACCCGGAATTCGGTCCCGTTGACCCGGGCGAGCAGTTCGACCGGTCCGGCCGGATTGCCGGGCGCGACCAGGCCTTCTGCCTTGGCGGGCAGCGAAGCCTCGAGGCCCCACGCCCAGGATGCTGCGTCCAGCGAGAGCGACAGGCTGTAGACCGGCACCGGTGCCCCATCGGACACCCGGTACAGGGTCACGTCATTGATCACGAAATACACCCTCCGGACGGGCACCACGATCGACTCGCCAGGCGGCGGCGTCGGGTCGGTGCCCCTTTCGCAAACGAACAACAGCGCCCCGTCCGTAGCCACCGTGGCGGCGAACAGCAGGTGGGCGCTGGGCAAATAGCAGGGCTCGGGCGTCGGCGGCTGCCGGACCACCCAGATGGAAATCCCCGGCGGCGGCGGAACGGCATCCTCAAACCTGCCGCGCCAGCCCCGGCGGTCTGGCGTGGCGCTCTGGAAATTCGATCCCTGCCGGGCCGTGCGCAGCCGCGCGTTCTGCCATGGCCCCATGCGAGAGGCACGCTTGGTGCGATCTCCGTCCTGGTGGCGGAAATAGGTGCTGTCGCGCACCGGTCCCGCCCCCTGAAACGCGGCCCACTGACGCATCGCCATCGCGGTGCCATCCTGGTAGCCGAACCAAGTCCGGTCGACCAACGGCTGCGCCGACTGAAACAGCGTCCAGCTACGCTGTGCCGTCGGCACCAGCACGGCAGGCAACCGGTGCTCGATGCCCTGCTGCGCACCCGACGCGCGCTCCCATCGGTTCTGCCAGCCATCGCGTGAGGCCAGCGCGTCCTGCTGGCTCTGGGCGGCACCACCCTCGGTCCGGTCGGCGACTTGCCACCCTTGCCGCGACTGTCCGACCGTCGGCCGCTGGGTGCGGGAAAGGTAGTCCACCGCCCCGGAGAACACGACGCCGGGCAGGCTCGCACCCTCGCCAGTTCCCAGGTTCAGCGGCACGCTCGGCCGCAGCACCAGGGATCGAACCGTCAGCTGCGGAAGGCTGGCCAGCAGCTCTGCCCGCGCCGGGGGCAGGAACTTGATGGTGACTCTCGGCAGCGGCAGCATGGCCGACAGCCGGATGTCGTCTCGGGGCGCCACATAGGTGGCACCGAAGATGAGGTGAGCGTCAGTCGCTGCCGGCTGATCGAAGACCAGATCGACCAGCGGTGGTCCGATCTCCGCATTCGCTTGCACACCAGGAAGCGCTGCTTGCAGCGTCGCCGCAATCGGATCGGCGGACACGGCTTACCCCAGGATGGCCGATACCAGTCGCGCGTCTCCGCCGAGGTACAGGCTGGTGCTGGCGAGCTTCACGTCGCCGGTCCCGTCCGTGCCCGTGCAATCCAGATCGAGCGCGGTCACGTCGTTGCCATTCACTAGGCGCGCCCAGGTGGCAATTCCGGTGGCAGAGATGAGTCCATCCTCCTGTTGCGTCAACGTCAGCAGTCCCGCTGCGACCGTGCCCGCGGGCTTGGTCAGCCTGATCTCGACCAGCATCACGCTGCTGGGCAGCGTCGCGGGCGTTGCCGGCCGCGTACCACCGTAGATCCGCAGCCGCGCCGGGTTGCTACCCGCGTCAAGGAAGGCTAACGTGCCTGCCAGCCGTGCCTCGTTGTGTTCGACAGTGATGGCAACGGTCATGGCATGACGTCCGGACGAAGGTTGTCGGCGATCACCGCGCAGTACATCTGCTTGTAGTCATAGCTGACGACCGTGTAGCGCTGGTCGCGATCGAGATAGTCGAATTGGTAGTCGCCGCTCGTGTTGCTCCAGGTCTCGGCAACGAGCGTGTTGGCGTTCTCGCTCAACAGCAGCACGCGGCGAACGAGCGGCTGGTTCGGAATGCCCTTTTCCTTGACAGTCCCGACGATCCGACCGTGGCCGCTGAAGTGGATGTTCTTGCGCCCCGCGCCGATGGCATGGAAGTCGCAGTCGTAGCCACCCAGGCGATTCCACAGCTCGGACGCCGGGCTGTTGCGGCGCGCAAGGTCCGTGGTTGCGGTCACACCGATGTTGGCTTCCGGGCTGGGCAGGACCGATGTGGACCCGCCCGACAGGTGAACCAACGTGCTGTCGGAGTTGATCGACACACTGGCCGGGAAGGCTGGCAATCCTGACGGGGTCGCGCCCGCGATGGCATGCACGCGAGCCGTCGCGCCATAGAGGAACACACCGGGTATGAGCTTGCCCCGGTAGGTGGCGTCCAGCACTTGGAACATCAGCACGCCAGCGGCCTTGAACTGGATCAGCCGCGCCCAGGGCACCCCACCGGCATCGAAGGCGCCGACGATGACCTCGCAACGCAGGATCATTCGCTGGCCGACGTTGAAGGTCGGGGCGACGCCGACGATGCCAGCGATGGGTGTGGCGCCGTCGTTCAGACCGCCAGTAACCGCAGCACCGTCACCGAAGCCGCTGTTCCAACGCGTCACACTCCACGCGCCGTCGATATGGGCGAAGCGATAGCCTTCAGAGCCATTGCCCGTGGTCATCCACAGACCCAGATGCTTTCGAGCGCTCGGGTCGGTCAGAAACTCGAGGTCCGCTTCGAACCAGAAGTCCCCGCTGGCTGTTTCGTTGAAGCGCAGGATCGACTGCGCATTGGGCGCGGAGATGTCGATCGCCTGCTGGGTGCTGTTGTAGGTCGCCGTCATGCTCCCGAGCGGCGTGGTGTACCCACCACCCGGCGCCGTGGCGAAGGTGTCACTCAGCGGATACGTCACGGATCACCTCCACGGCCCCGTGATGTCGAAGGCGATCTGTGCGCCTTCGGTCTCCGAGCTGTACTGCGTGCGCACCAGCAAGAACTTCTTCCCGGCCTGGCCCACCACGTTGTCGACGATGGTCTGATCGCTGTAGGGGCGGTCCTGGGGCATCCAGAGCATGCCGGGCATGATCCCGCGCATGTGACCGTCCTCCTGGCGCACATAGGTCGGCAGCAACCACAGGCTGTAGTCCGCGCCATTGGGAAACGGCGTCGGGCCGCGACCGCACACCTGCTGGCCGTTGTTGGTGTTCAGAGACGTCAGCCCGAATCGCACCGGGTTGCCCAACTGCGTGTGGTTGCGCAGTAGCGTCTTGCCGGTGAAGTCCAGCGACATGCACAGCCCGTACCCGTTGTACTGTCCGGGATAGCTCCAGTAATTGCTCATGCCCGAGTAGGCGTCATCAGCGCCCAGAACCGTTGCGTAGTTGTCGCCGGCCTTGAAGCTGATGATGTCGCCAAAGCAGTACGAGTTGCGTCCGTACCAGCCATAGCCGGCGGCGTTGGTGCAGAAGAGAAAGAACAGGCGGTCGTCACCGACGAGGACCCAGTTACGAGCGCCCGCTCCACTGTCGCCATTGCTTTCGTACTGCGCGTTTCGGGCGTGATACCACTTGTACCAACCCCACTGGCTGCCCGTGACTTGCTTCCAGTTCTGCGTCGGGTTGTTCGGGTCATAGGGCGCCTGAGCCCCGACGATCGTGTCGATGTCGGACAGGTCCTCCACGATGCCGACGTTGGCCCACTTGGCCCAGGTCGTCGTGTAGTTCGGGGTCTTCAGGCTGTTGTCGATCAGCAGCAAGTTCTGCGGCGACTGCGGATTCTTGCTCCGATAGGCCGCCTTGTTGGTTCCTGAGAACGGCCTTTCCCATCCGAGTGGTGCAACCTTGGCCGTGAGGCTGGTGCTGGTGGTCGCAGGCGACACCGGCGTGCCACTGACGGCGAAGGTGAAGGTCGTGGTCGTGGTCGAGATCACGCGGAACTGGCCGTTGTAGTCGGCCTGATCGGCACCCGTGATCTGCACGACTTGCTCGCGCTGGTAGGCGTGGCCGGTGCTGATCGTGGCCGTCGCGATGCCACCCGTGCAGGTCAGCGTGTCGATGGCCTTCAGTGCGAAGCCGTTGATGAGGCAGGCGTCGAGCATCGTCACCAGATCGCCCCAGTTGTTGGAGATCTGCGGAGCGCCCGTCATCCCGCTGTTGAAGTATTTGACGGTGAGATCGGTCATGTCGGTCGTTTCCTTGGTCGAACTGAGGAGGAAGCTGCGCCATCAGGGCGTGTCGACCCACCCCTCACGGGGTGTCCACATCCCCACGGATGAGCAGCGTGAAGTTGTCGTCAGGCACGGACTCGGGGCCCTGCTGGACGGTGCGCACCACCCAGACCGGGAACTGCGCGCCGATGGTGTTGAAGCGCAGCACGTTTCCGGTTGCCCAGCCGTTGCCCCAGCCCAGTGCTGGCAGGTAGAAGTACGGAACGCCCGTGGCCGGGTTGTTCGGGGCGCAGTCCGTGCTGGTGTTGCCGGTGGCGATCACGCCAACGTTCTCGCCGATCACCTCGAACGAGGTGCTGTTGGTGAAGCGCACGATCCAGCGTTCGGTCAGCGCACCTCGGTTCGTGACACGAATCGGGTACTGCGTGTTGTTGAAGGTTGCGGTGGCGGCCGAGCCCGAGATCGAGTCCGACCAGGCTCCGCTCCAGGACGCCTGATCGAACACCAGACTCACTCGCGCGAAGAGGTCTCCGGCCACCAGTGCACTGGCCACGAAGCTCCCCGACGACGGATCACCGCCGGTGGCCAGCGGGTACTCGTGGGTGAGTGCGCGGGTGAAGCTGACTTCGCCGCTGATCTGGACATCGCGCACGACCGCCATGTCCTCGATCCGGTGCTCGATCGTCAGCGGCTGGCTGTAGCCCGACACGCTCGTGAACGTGACGGTGCCGGCGTCGAGGTCCGTGGTGTAGCCGGTGTTGATCACCGCTCCGTCGTGCCCGACCACGCGAACGCGGGACAGTCGAACCCGACCGCAGTCGACCGTCTGGCCGTTGCTCACCGACGTGGTGATCTTCCCGGTGTGGCCAACGACAGCGAAGCCGCCCGGTCGGAAGATCGGCACGCGGCCGTCGCTGGGCAGGCGCACCGGATCGATGCCGAGCAGATCGGCATCCAGTGGCAGGTAGCTGTAGGCGACCGCGCTGTAGCGCAGGCTGGATGCGGCCACGGGCTCGGGCTTGAAGATCTTCCCGTCGCTCCCAACCGCCTCGGCGGCGTACCAAGGCTCGGTCTCGTTGCCGGCGGCCGTGACCCGGGAGCCGAAGCGAACCCGCACCAGGCCCGTCTGGTAGTCGACGTTGCCGGTGATCCCGGTCGTCGAGATTGCTCCGTCGATGCCGGCCGTGACGCTCTGGGTCCCACCCACGGCGCGGGCGTACTGGATCGAGAGTGACCCGGGACGCAGCGGCGCCGCTCCGGTGCGGAACACGAACTCGCTGGAGATGTTCTCGCCGACGGTGGTCACGCAACTGGCGCGCGTGATGGCGTTGGTCGCGCCGGCCGTCCAGGACGTGAGCGCCACATTGCCGGACAGGTAGTTGATGGTCCCGCGCGTCACCCAGCCACTGGTCGTGAACTCACGCAGCGTGCCTTGGCCGTTGTCGCCCCAAGGCTGCGAGCCGGTGATCGACAACAGAACCGTGCCCGTCACGACCTGGGCATTCACGCCTGGCACCAGCTTGAACGCCGGCTGGAACTGGAAGGTCTCGGTGTGATTGCTCGTCGAGCCCGCGCTGTTGTAGCGCAGCTTGACGTAGCCCGATTCGTCGTTGGGGTACAGGGACGGGGCGGAGATGTACTGGATGCCGGCGTAGTTCAGCCGGTACATCATCCCCACGCCCCTGGCCCAGCCGATGCTCTGCGCGCTGTAGCGCGGGCTCGGGATTCGGACCGTGACGTCGGGATTGAAGACGACTGCGCCCGTGGCGTAGTCGACCGAGCCGATGGTTGTGCCGTTGAGCAGCACGTTCCCGGCACCATCGTCACGGGCGATCTGCGTCGGATCGACCCAGTTGTTGAGCCCGATGCCCATCTCCTGGATCTGCTTGAGCGTGTAGACGCCCAGGCCCGCGGTCTGGGTCAGGGTGTTCCACTCGACTTCGAGCGAGCCGGGCTCGATCGACGCTAGCGATGCGGTGACCGGAACCGAACCGGAGCCGTTGCGTGACGGGTGGGCGAAGGAGTCCTCCTGCTTCGGACCCGCCACGTAGTTGACCGTGAGCTGGGTGCCCACCGACGGCAGAACCGTGGGTGCGAAGTCGACACGGTGCTGCGCGACCGACAGCGACCCACTGGCCGCGCCGGACAACTCGCCCGAGGTCGCGGCCGTCGCCGTCTTGGTGCCGTTGAACTCCCAGGTGACCGACAGCGAACCTGGCTGCACGGCGAGGCCAGTGGACGGATTGAGCACGAGGCTCTGCGAAGCCTTGAGCGTGGTCGCGGGTTGCTGGGTCTCCTGCGTCGGTACGTTCCATGTGAGGATCAGCGAACTGCCGACGTCCGGCAGCGCGCCCAGGGTGACGACATATGCCCCGGTGTTGCGATTGAAGGTGCCGGCGCCATAGCTCGCGTCCAGTCCCTTCAGCGAGCCATTGCCGCCATCGGACAGGACGTACCAGCGTCCTTGCGCCATGTAGCTGATCGAGAGGGTGCCGGGCTGGGCGATCGGCATCACGGTGCCGACATAGGACTGGCTGCGCGATTCGGGCGTGACCGCCACCTCGGAGCTTTGCGGGGCGCGAAGGATCTGCGCCGCTGGCGTGTAGGTGATCGCCTTCGAGCTCGACATCGACCCCGAGTTGAGGGTCAGGATGCCGTTGGCGTAGTCGATCGTGCCGATGGTGCCGCTGGCGGTCTTGAGCAGGCCAGCGTCATCGAAGATGGTGATGCCATCGGTCTGGATGGCAAGTGAGCCCGGCAGACAGCCACCGGGAAGGTTGAACTTGATCGTCGTGTTCCACGCGTGGGTTGCCGTGTAGCTGACCGGACTCGCACCAGGCACCGGAAGGCCGGCCGCCGCGTAGGGCGGCACAAAGGAGATGGGCGTCTCGGTCTGGGCGCTGGGGACCAACTGGGTGTAGATCGACGCGCCCTTGATGGTGAATGCACCCACGGCAGCGGCTTGCGTCAGCGGCACCACGCCCACGTAGGTGCCCGCATCGGCGACTACCGTGTCGCGGACCTTGGTGCTGTTCGTGGCGCGCGTGAAAGTTCGTGTGGCCGGCGAGCCCGTGAAGTCGTAGCGCAGCGCGTCGCTGATATCGACGGTGACGACGGCGGCTTTGTAGTCCTGGTCGCTGTTGTAGGTGAAGGTGCGCTCCACCGACGACACGGCAGTGGCCCGGACGTACTGCTCCTTCTGGGTGGACAGTCCCTCGTTTTCGATAAGGACGAGCGTCTGTCCGACGTTGGGGATCGCGTCGGTCGTGCGCTGGAAGAACTGGATCACGCGCTGGCCGGCGATGTGGTTCTCGAATAAGTAGCCGGCCCATTCCGGCCCCTTGTTGAGATAGGCCTCGATGCGGGTCTGGGCCTGCTCGCGGGTGTCGAAGGTGCGCTCGGTGGAGAACAGCGTCACGCTGACGCGCGGATCCTTCGGCGGTTCGGCCACGATGACGTTGGCGCCGAAGTAGGTGTCGGTGTCATCGGTCTGGACCGAGACGAAGGACTTGCGCAGATTGACCCGTCCGCCCGCGCGATCGAGTTCCGAGATGTCCGGGAAGATGGCGTTGGACACGCCGTCGGCAATGGTGATGCCCGTGGGCGCACCACCTCCCTCGGGGACGTCGGCCATGACGGCGGACTTCAGCAGTTTCACGTCGCCGGAATGAATCGGCATCTCAAAGCTCCAGGAATTTCAGCGTCAGTCGATAGAAGTCGGTGTCGGCCCGCGCCGGGAAACCCAGCACGGGCTCCGACTCGATCGGCGTCTCGGCGTGGCGGAAGGCCACCGTGAAGGAGCGTCCGTCCGCCAGGGTCAGCGCGAAGCGCCCTGTGGCGGCGCCGACCGGGATGGACGCCCATGCAAGCAGTTGCTCGACCGTCGCGCGGGTGACCCACGCCATGTCGGCAGCGCCCACCAAGGTGATCGGACGGCCTGCCTGCCGGGTTGCCGACTGGATCAGCAGCGCGCCCGTGATCAGGTAGGACGTGGATGCCACCGCCGGTGTCCAGGCGTGTTCATCGGTCCACAGCAAATCGTCGGGCAGCAGCAAGGCCACCTCGTCGGAGAGGTTCTTCAGTTGCATGGTTTGCTTTTCAGACGGCCCTGGCGCGGGCCGTATCGAGGATTTGCAGCAGGCGCGACTCGTCTCGTGCGTCGATTGCGGCGTTGACCTTCCGGTCGCCCGCAGACAACTCGACCCGCACCGTGCGCGTCGAGCCACTGTCGGCCGGCAGCACCGGGCGCGACGCGCCGCTGACCCAGCCCGACGACGCTTGCACCAGTCCGCCCGTAGCGAACCCCTGGATGCCCGCCATCGCACGCCCCGCCAGAGCTTGCGCAGGAGCCGTCAGGTTGTTGATGGCTTCGAAGAACCCGGCGCCAAAACGCGACACCGCATCCTTGTTGACCACGTACTCACCCGGGGTGAGCATCGCGGGGATGGTGTCGGATTTCGCGACACCACCGCGCCGGAAGAACTGCCCCTGGTTCTGCTCCATGTAGTCGATCAGGTCGCGCTCCAGGTCCTTGCCCCAGAGCAGCGGCTGTGCCATCGCCTGACGCCAGGTCTGCTTGATGCGTTCGAGCTGGCCCCGCTCGTTGGAGGTAAGCGTCTTGCGTCCGATGAAGTCTTCGATGGCGCGCCGGTCCTGCTGGGCCTGCTTGCCGTAGCTCTCAATCGTCTTCCAGCGCATGTCCAGGCTGACCGACGCACCGTAGTTCCACTGGAGCCAGTTGGTGTACTGGTTCATGCCGTCCAGGCCGAGGTCGATCATCTTCAACGCCTCGGCGGCCTCGCGATTGCGCTTGGGTCCGCCGTCGCTGTTCCCCGACGTGCCAAGTCGGCCCAACACAGGGCCGCCGGTTGCGAATCGGGCCACGCCAATCGCAGCGGCAGAGGTGCGCGCCATATTGGCCAGGCGCGACAACGCCGTACCGCCGTACTTCTGGACTGCCGCTTTGCGGATCACGAATGCGCCGGCGTCCAGCGTGCGCGGCACGGTGTCCTGGTTGCCGGACCCGGGAACGGTGCCGCCGCTCATGCGCGCAAACGCAGGGCCCACGGCCCCACCTTCGGCGAATCGACGGATGCCACTGCCGACCAGACCGCCGGTGGCGTTCACCTCGACGCGCTGCACGTAGATCGTGTGCGTGCTGGAGGTGTTGGCGCCGTTGAGGCTCATCACCTCGGCGCGGGCCGCATCGGCGTTCGTACTGATCTGGTGCCGTGACTCGGTCTGAATGCGGTCGAGCGCGCGGATCATGCCCTCGACATTGGTGATCGATGCCTGCGCCTTTTCGGTGGCGACCTTGAGTTCCAGTTGGGAGTTCTGGTCGGCGTAGGTCTTCAGCCGCGCCAGTGCGTCCTTCGCCTTGGAGACGTCGGCATCGACCGGGAGTGTCTTGCCCTCTTTGAGCAGCTGCTCGTACTGCTGCAGCTTCTTCTCAGCCTCCTGTAGGTCGGCCTGGATCGACAGCAGCAACTGCTTCTCAGCCACCGCCTTGTCCAGGTCGGCGAGCGCTTTATCGAAGCGCGCCGTGTCGGCGTCGATCGTGACCTTGAGCCCATCCTTGAGCTTGGCCGTGATCTGGTCGATCTGGGTCTCGGTCTGGGTCAGCGTCTCTCGGATCTGGTCCCGGGCGGTCAGCGCCGATTGCGCGGCCGTCTGGTGCGCTTTGGCCTCGGCGTCCAACGCTTTGTTCAGGATCTCCTCCGAGTCCCGAATGCGCTGGATGGCCTGGTAGACGCCGTCCTTGCCCTGCGCGATCGCCGTGTCGGCGTCCTTGGTGCGCTGGGCCAGTTCCGCTCGCAGTTGATCGGCCTGACGCATCAACGCATCGGCCTTTTCGTACTCCTGCCGGCGGTAAGCCTCCCGCGACTGCGCCTCAAGCTGAGTGACCTGCGAGACACTCTGCTCCGACTGCTTGCGGGCTTCCTCGGCTCGCTTGGCCTCGTTGGTCTGGCTGCTGGCAACCTGCGCCGCCAGGTCCATCGCCTTCTGCGCGTACTGGCGGGCCTGCTCCAACTCGCCCGCAGCGAGGGCATCTCGCGCCTTGGACTGGTACTCGTAGATCTGACGCTTGCGGTCCTCGGTCGCTTCGACCTCGGACATGCCTTGCCGCAGGATTTCGCGGATGCGCTCCTCCGTCGTCATCGACAGCAGGCGCTTCTCCTCCTCGATACGCTTGATCTCCGCCAGGTGGCGGTTCGCCTCGGCGTTGAGCTGGTCGATGTGCTGACGGTACTCGGCCGCCGCCTGGACCATGGTCTGGCGCTTGGTCGCCAGGATCTCGTTCTCGACGCGGGTGACGTTGGCCGAGCGCTCCTGCTCTGTCTGCCCATCTCGACGGGCTGCGTCGATCCGCGCCTTGGACTCATCATCGATGAGCTTGAGCGTGTCGGTCGTCGCTTGCCGGCGCAGCGTGGTCTGCTGGGTCAATGCATCCCCAAGCAACTGCGTCGACTTGGTGATCAGCGCCGTTTCCGACTGGGTCTTGAGGTCGAGCGCTGCCTGCTCCTGCTGGTAGCGCGCCTTCACCGCCTCAATCTGCCGCTGCAGATTGGCTTCGACGATCGAGGTCAGCCCCTTGTAGGCCTCGGCCATTTTGGCGGTCGAATCGTTGACCACCTGCGTTGCCTTGCCGACCGCCTGCTCGACCTCACCCAGACGGGACTTGAGCTTCTCCAGTGCGGTGTGGACAGCCTCGACACCACGTCCCACGGCTTCCTGCGTGCCCTGGCGCACGGCTTCCAGCCGCTTGGCGATTTCCTCGGCGGTGGTGCCAGCGGTGTTCATCGCGGCCTTTGCAGCATCGGATCCCTTGGCCGCATCGGCGTACATCTCGCCAAAGATGCGGTTCATCTCGGCCAGACGGGCCTCATGCCGCTTGGTGGCTTCGGCAATGGTGTCGGAAGTGAAGATGGCCGCGAACGCTTCCCACCGGTACTGAAGCTGCTCGACCGCCTTGACGAGCACCTCCACCATGAAGATGCCGGCCTTGCGCACGATCTCGAACTTCTCGGACAGCCAGGTGCCGATTTCCCAGCCGACCAGGAATGCGCCCAGAACGACGAAGGCAGTCTTGAGCACACCCACCGTCGCCACAGCCGCCGAAATCGTCAGATTGGCGGTCGCCCACGCGGATACCGTGGCATTGGCCGCGAGCACAGCGGCGGCCCCAGCGGTTTGCCAAGCGGTCACCAGGGCGGGCAGGAAGCGGTAGATCAGGACGGCCAGGCCCACATCCTTGATCACGGTGAGCCACTTCATCACCGTGTCCATGTTCTGCGCGAGCCAGGTCAGCGCCTCGGACAGCTTCTTGGTCATGCCGGTGGACTCGTCCATCTTCTGCACCCACTGCCCGAAGGCGTTGCGTACACGCTCGATGGACTGCGACACCGTGGCGGGCATGCTGGCGTATTCCGCCGCCAGCTTGTCCTTCTGCGACAGCAGCGCCTGAACTACGACGTCGGCCGTGAGGCGCCCCTCTTCGGCGAGCTTGCGCAGCCGCCCAATGGGCACGTTCAGGCCGTCGGCCAGAGCCTGCGCCAGACGAGGTGAGTTCTCGACGACCGAGTTGAATTCTTCACCGCGCAGCACGCCAGCGGCTAGCGCCTGGCCGAACTGCAGGAGAGACGCCTGCGCCTCGGTGGCACTCGCTCCGGAGATGCGCAAGGCCTGCGAGATGCTCTCGGTGATGGTGAGGGCGTCCTTCTGCTCGCCACCCAGCATCCGCACCGACTGCTGCAGCTTGCCGTACAGCGCGGTGGTTTCCTGCAGCGGGACACCCATGCGCTGGGCGATCTCGAAGAGCGCTGCCTGGGCGACCTTGTATTCATTCGTCCCGGCCGTGGCCAGCTTCATGCGAGCGCCCATCTGGTTCCACGCGTCGGCCAGTTCGATGACCTCGCGCAGTCGGCCCGCAAATTCGAAGGCCGCCAGGAAGGCCACCAACTGCGTCTTGGCGCGGCCGAACTGCTCGGAGAACGCCGAGACACCGGCCTTCACCTCCGCCAGACCATTGGTGGTCTTCTCGCCGACGGTCTTGGCGGTGGTGGAGAGTTCGCCCAGACTGCGTTCGGCCGAGGCGACGGCGCGCTTGAGCCCGTCGTCCGCTCCTTCGAGGGCGACAAGGATGGAAATGCGATTGGCCATGGATCAGTCGACCGCGCGCAGTTGCTTTTCGATCGCTGCAGACAGGCGCGGCACGCGCGTGGCGACCATGCGCTCGATGTCCAGGCGCTTGCGCAACACGACCTTGGGCACGAGCACGGCGATCGGAATGTCGGCACCGCGCTTCAGACGTTTGACGCCTTCGGCCTTGCGGTAGCGGCGCTTGAACCCCGAAAGCGTGCGGTCGTATTCCTGCAGGTTCTCCGCCATCAAGACGATGTTCCCCTTCGAGTTCTTGATGAAATAGGCATTGCCGCCACGCATAAGCTCCGCGATCTGCGCCTTGAAGCGCTTGCGCCCCACGCGACCATGCAGCGGGATCAGAAGCCGCCCGGCGATGACGCCGCCGGTCTCGTGGATCCGAGACCAGGGGATGCGTGAGCCAACGTAGAGCGCCGGATAGCGGTTCGGATCCCGGTCCAGAACCTTCGCCGTGAAGCCTTTGATGAAGGACTTCTTGACCACGGCCATCTGACCGGCGACTTCGGCGCGCACGTCCTGGCGCAACTCTGCTGCCTCTGTCGCCATGGCGCGAGCGACCGCCTGCTGGACCTTGGCCCGAATCTCCCCGCCCCAGCGACGCAACTGGGCAAGGCCTACAGCGCTGTCGATCCGGATGGAGACCTTCATGATGACTGGGCCCGGTCGACCAGGCGGTCGAGCGTCTGGTCCAGCTGGCGGGCGTCTCCTCGCGCGCCGATCGCGATGAGCGAGAGCGCACGGGCATCGCGCGCCGCATCGGAGCGCTCGCACGCCGCCACGAATCCCCGCACCTGCGCCAGCGTGTAGTCGAGGATGTCGGGCATCCGGTGACCGTGCTCGATCAGGTGCTGGACGGCGTCGAACCAGCCGCCACCTGCGGCAGCTTCGTGGTTGCGAGCAGAACGTCGAGCTTGGGGATCACCTGCCGGGTAAAAAAATCAGCGTTGACCTCGATCACCTTGGCCGCCAGCAAGATGGCCTCGTCCGCAGCCAGATCGTCGACCCAACTGCGGGGCTTGCCGACCGCAATCGAGATCGCCGACAGCAAGTCCTCGCCGCGCTCGCCGAACAGGGCCAGCCAGTCGATGTCGGTGGCCGTGATCTGTTGCATGACCGGCGAGATCGCGCGCAGGAAGGCCGGCATCTGTCCGACCTTCAGCGGCTTGATGGCCAGCATCTCGCCAGCCACCGACACGGTCAACGCGGTCGGGATCAGGGTGTCCAAATCGCCCATGGATCTCCCCTTACAGCTGAACGATGCGGCCGAACTGGCCGAGCACCGCGTCGTAGCCCTTGGTCGTGTCGGCCAACAGCGAGCCTTCCAACTCGAACTTGTTGTAGTCGTCCGAGATGAAGGAAATCTCCTTGAGCGGATCGAAGGCCACGCGGTACAGCTCGACCAGGACCTTGGCGTTGCCCTGGGCGGTGTTGATCCCCTCCAGGCGCAAGAAGCGCTCCGGCAGCGCCTGGGTGAAGATGCCGATGTCGGTGACCACGCCGTAGGCATAGGCCGCCTTGAAGGGCGCGGTGAAGCCGGTGGTGTCCAGGAATTGGACGGCACCGAAGTCCAGGTCGGCGGTGTAGTGCGTGCCGGCCGTGAGCGTCGCCGGTGTTCCGGCGGAATCGGTCACCACCAGGCTCGACACCCTGGGGTGGGCGAGGAAGTAGCGGTCGCCGACGACCGGCGTGTCACCGCCAAAGGGCTCGGCCGTCACCGACCCAGCCGTGCCGACGACGTGGTTGCCATACAGGGCGAGCGCCAGGTTCTCCTTGGTGAACTCTTCGATGGTCAGCTTCACGGTCGCCGACTTCTGCTTGACCATCCGGTGATCCAGCGAGCGCTGACCAGTCTGGCTCTCGTAGTGCTCCAGAACGTCGGTCTTCAGCGACAACTTCAGCTCGGCCACGTTGCCGGGTGAGCGCACCTCGATCGGCAGACCGGCGATGTCGCGCTTGCCGAGAAACACTCGGCCTTGAAAACTTGCATAGGTGCTCATTGCTTGGGTTCCTTACGTTGAATGGGAGAAAGGTCGACGGATGGGTCGGTGGGAGTCCGGACGGGCTTCGGCTCCCGCGCGGCGATGTCGTTCGCCAGCAGCCATTCGGCGGCGTCGGCGTCGACCTCGATGCGGTCACCGGGTCCGTAGGACTTGCCCGCGTGCGTGTGCGGACGCGTCAAAACGAGTCGGGTCATGGGTGTCATCCTTGGGTTGCCAGGTCTTGGGCCAGCGTTCGGTAGGTGATGCGGTAGCGCGCGGGAATGGATGCGGCGACGGCATCGGCGTCCTCCACCTCCCACTCGCATTCCTGCTCACGGATCCCGAGGGCGAGTCCGCCCAGATTCAGGTCGGACATCAGGGCTGCGTGGGCGGCAGTCAGCAGTCGGTCTGCCTCCGTCTCCGGAACGACGGGAGGCACCGCACGGGCCAAGGCAACGATGCGAACTGTCAGTTCTCGGGTGACGCGGTCGTTGGCACGCTCGGCAATGGCATCCGTCTCGGGGAACACCACCAGCGCCGGGCATTGCTCGCGCGTGACTGCCACCGACGGTGATCGGTGGACTGTGGCGCCCACAGCCTGTGCTGCGGGACGCACAGCCGCCATCATCGCCAGCAGGATCTGCTCGCGGATCGAATTGCCAGCCATGGCTTCAGACGCGAGTGAGACGGGCGCGTCGCTCGGTGCCGTCGCCCACGGACCGAACTTCACGCACCAAGTAGGTCGCCGACCCGATCTGGACCTGCTCCTGGGCTGCCAGGCCCGTGAACACCGATGCCGGGAATGTCATGGCGTACTCGGTGCTGACGGTCAGACCATCCAGAAGGGACTCGTCCGGACAGGAAAATCCCACTGAATGCGACTGCGCCGCCGACCCGTCCGACGGGTGCCAGACACACGCCTGTAGCAGGCCAGCGCCGGCAGCCGCCGCGTAGACGGTTTCGACCAAGCCCATGGATCAGGCCGCCGTGAGCTTGACCAGCACGCCGGGGCGATGGCACATCGGCAGCGGGTTGGACTGCGTGTGCAAGTCGGTCCCCCGGTCGAACTTGCGCGGCTCCTGCTTGGCGTAGATCGCCTGCCCCAGGGTGTTGGCCGTCTCGTTGAAGTCGGCCGGCGCGAAGTACGTGCCGAAGGTGTCCACCGTACCCATCGGGAAGGCATGGGCCTCACCGGCGGCGATGAAGCGACGGCTGGTGCCGTTGACATCAGTCGCTTGGCCACGGTACTCCTCGAAGGTCACGCCGCCGAAGGTGAATCCGGCGCGCATGTCGTTGATGAGCACCGCGCCCTGCTGCCAGTAGGTGAAGGCGTCCTTGACCTTGGGGTGGTCGGTCAGCGCATCGAAGAACTCCGGCGAGCACAGCACCCGGATGCCGGTCATGAACTCACCCTTGAGGTTGTCCTCCAGATGACGCAGCACGTCGGCGCACTTCTTCTTCACGTTCGACGAGGCATTGCCCAGATCGAAGCTCACGACCGCCGGCGAGATGCCGAACTCGTCATACAGGTCGTAGATCACCGAGCCGTCGGCGTCGAGGATCACGCCCTTGAGCGCGCCCATGCGCAGGTGCTCCAGCGTGATGGCGTGCTTGTTGCGCATGGTCTCCAGGTGCCGAGCCATCACGCCGGCCACCGACTCCATCTCGGTCTCCGAGCCGAAAGCACGAATGCCCTGGACCTCTTCGGGCAGGACCACGTCGTCGTGCGGGATGTGCGGGATCACGAAGGAGCGCACCTTGCGCTTGCCGCGTGCGCCGACCGTACCCGGGGCACCCGGGGGCAGCGTCGGCAGCAGATTGAGCACGCCGTTCTGCTCCTCGACGATGACCTGGCGCGTGCGCACCGGCTTGGCCGGGAACAGATCGAGCGACTCGAGGCGCCCATAGCGGTTGGGGATGACGTTGATGGCGGAGGTCAGCGCCGCCATCGAAAACGCCGGGGTGTTGAACGGGTTGTTCATGTTCAGGATTCCTTTCAGGCGGACTGACGAATGAGGATGCCGCGTGCTTCCAATGCGGCGATGGCGGCGACCTTGTGCTCGGGCGTGATGCCCGAAGGCCAGACGACGGCGTGTGATGCGACGACGGCGTGGCGTGCGAGCAGCAGGACGTTGTCGCGCTCGATCAGGCTGGCGTCGCAGTCGCCCAGCAGGATCCCCACGGGCGATTCGGTGCCGTCGGTCGCGTCCGGCTCGTAGCGCTTGATCTTGGAAGTCGCGGCGACGCGGCCCACGACGGCGCCGAGTTCGAGACGCTGGCCTGCGGCCACGGTGACGACGTCACGCGAGTAGTTGAGGCAGTCCTCCTCGTACTTGAGGAGATCGCCGAGGTTGAGAGGTTCGTTGAGTGCAGACATGGCTTCAGTCCTTTCCAGTGAGTTTCTTGACGGCCTTCATGAGGGGGTTCTGCTCCGGCGATGCGGCAGTGGAAGCAGCGTCCGGGTGGATCAGGGAACTGATCTCCGTGCCCTGTGCCCGACCGGCCAGGAGCGTCTTGCGCACCTGTGCGACGCTGGCGCCTTCGCTGAGGAAGGACAGCGTGAGCCCGGGCTGACCAGCCAACTGGCACAGCTCGGCGATCGCCACGGCATCGGCGCGCACCAGGGTGACGGCTGCGTCCACCGCAGAAGTGACGTTGTTGCCGACGCCGCGCTCTTGCGGCTGGACTGCGGGGTCGGCGTCAGTGCGGTCCGGGTTATCGGGGACGAGTGCCGGGTCTTCCGGCGCGTTTGTTGACTCCGGAGGGAGTCGGTCGATGGCGTTCTCATGCATCGCGGTTTTCTCCATGGGGTTGGTTGAAAAGAGCGCCCCTTTGGAGGTGGGCGCGAGAGGGGAACTGTTGGCAGCGAGGAACTTCAGGCCGGACGTCGCAGCGTTCGTGGCGAGGTAGGACGCGAAGTCGACCAACGCTGACTCGGTGGTGCCAAGCCGATCGGCCAGACCCACGCTGATAGCGCTGGGGCCGAAGTACAGACCGGCTTCGGTGGCACGCACGGCCGCCGCATCGAGGCCGCGCATCGTGGCCACGTGATCGACGAAGAGTCCGTACAGGCGATCCACCTCGGCCTGCAGCAGCGCGTAGGCATCGGGGTCGAGCGGCTCGTGCGGCGAGAAGTCGTTCTTGTGCGCACCCGCCGTCACCGCCGTGAAGCGGTAGCCGTCCTGGGCGTCGCGAGCCGTCTGATCGACGTGCATCGCGATCACGCCAATCGATCCGACGCCGCCGGTCTGGCTCACGTAGATGCGCGAGGCCGCGCTGGCGATCGCGTAGGCGGCCGAGAAGGCGGAGTCGCTGGCCACAGCCCACACGGGCTTGACCGCATTGGCAGCGCGGACCCGCTGCGCGAGTTCGAAGACGCCACCGGCCTCGCCACCGGGCGAGTCAATGTCCAGCAAGATGCCGGTGATCGAAGCGTCGACCAGCGCCGCATCCAGCATGGCCGCCACTTGGCCGTACGACGTGAGGCCCGACGCAGCGTCGAGGCCGAGGGACCGGCGCACCAGCGTGCCGTAGACCGGAATCAGCGCGATGCCCGGGGCGGCGCCGACGTTCGCCCTGGGCGCAGGGACGGCGAGGGCTTCCTTGGCGGTGGGCCATTGGACGCGCTCACCGAGGACCGAAAGGATGACGTCGAGCTTCGAGCGGACGAGCAGAAGCGGCGTCCCGTACAGACGGGACGCCAAGTGGGGCAACAACATGTCAGGTGCCTTGGGTTAGGGCGTCCGCGTTGGCGGACGCGAGATTCGAAGACCCGGGGTTCGCGCCAGATGCGGGTCCCTGGTCATGGCGAGGGTCGGTGTCGAGCACCAGCCCCCATGCGTCGGCCCGAGCGTTGTCGGCGGCGATCTCGCGATCGACGTCTTCAGCGTCGTAGCCGTTGGCAGAAATCGCCTCCGAACGGCTCATCAGTCCGGATCGGATGGCTGACTTCATCGCCTCGGTTTCCTTCAGCGGATCCACCCACTGCCAGCCCTGCGGGATCCACTTCACGGCCAGCCACTCCCGACGACGCGCCGATCCACCACGCAGATAGCCTGGTAGAACCAGCGCGCCTTCGAGGACGGCCTGCGCCATCCATGCCTCCCAGATCGGGCGGCAGAGCTGATGCACGATCACGCCGTGCTGGAGGTGCTCCACGCGACGCCGAAACTCCAGCAGGCCCGCACGAATGGACGAGTAGTTGACCTGGGTGAGATCCCCGGTCAGCTGCTCATAGGTCACGCCCATGGCAGCGGCCACCGCCCGGAACTGCATGCGCAGGAATTCTGAGTACGAGCCACCGACATCGGCCGGCTGTGAGAACTTGATGTCCTCGCCGGGCTCCAGGATCTGCATCGTCCCCGGCTCCAGGCCCGAGAGGGCCACGCCGCTGGCATCGGCGGAGCCTTCACCGAGCAGGCTGTCCTCCGGGGACAGGCGGGTGATGAAGCCGGCGAACATGGCCGCCGTCTTCTTGCGCACCAGTTCAGCGTCATCGTACTGGTCCAGCTCGTGGAGCTTCACCAGCGCCCGTGCCAACCAGGGCTCGCCTCGGATCTGGCCCGGGCGCAACGGCCGGAACATGTGGATGATCTCGGACGCATCGACGCGCACCGTGCTCATGCCACCATCACCGGACATCGGCGCGAGCATCCCGTCCTGCGGGTGGGATCGATACAGGTGGTACGCGACCCTGCGACCCAGCCGATCGAACTCGATGCCCGCGCGCACCAGGTTTCCGTTCTCGGCCGTGGTGTTGAGCGTCACCGGCAGGTGTTCGGGTTCGATCACCTGGATCTGCAAGGCAACGGGCAGACCATCCTCCGGGCGGCGATAGCGCAAGCGCACCAACACCTCGCCGCCTTCGAGCATGGCGCGGCAGGCCATGGCCTGCAGTCCGTAGAAGTCGGTCAGGCCCGCCGCATCCGCATCCTGGGTCCATTCCCTCCACAGCGATTGAATGGACTCACGGGCTGCGGCATCACCCACCATGGACTGCGGCTTGATGCCAGTGCCGATGGCGTTGGCCACGTAGGCTTCCAGCGCCGCATTGGCCCACGCGTTGCGCCGAACCAGATCACGGCTCTTGGCGCGCAGTTCGTTCTGGGTCTGCAGCAAGGCGCCGACGGCGCCCGGATTGCCGACCATCCACGCCAGAGCGCGACGGCCGCCACCCACGCCGTCATAGGTCGGCATGCCACCGAAGAGCCGGCGGCGAATGGACTGAATGAATCCCATCAGAAGCCCTTGGTGGTCGTCACGCGGATCTGCCGCGCGATGGGTGGGACCAGACCGGTGGCGGCCGATTGCTCGGCGAGCCCCGAGCGAACCAGTCGCATGGCTTCCTTCAGTTCCTCGATCGTCCGGTACTCGACGGTCTTGTCCGCGAAGGTCACGCGTCGTTCCCCGCGGGCCACAGCGCCTTCGAGCGCTTCGAGTTGTTCGAGCGTGTAGGCCATGGTCATCCCACCTTGATCGCGACGAGATTGCTGCCGGCCTTGACCGCCACGACCACGTTGGCGTTGCGACTGCCGAAGCGGATCTGAAGCAGCCCTGCGGTTGCCCCCATCACGACCAGCAAGTTGCCTAAAGCCAGAGTGCTCGAATTTGCGAGATCGATACCCGACGTCGCGGCACCAGCGTCACTGCCGCGCTGATTGGCGTTGGTCGTCGCAGTAAGGCTTGTCGGTGTGTTCCACTGAGCCACCACCGTCGCACCCGTTGGCACGGTCTGGGTGAGGCGGATCCCGTTGTTGGTAGCGGCCGACTGAAAGAGAACCTGCGCGCTGATGGCGTATGTCTCAAAGGCAGCTAGGCTTATGGCCAGCCCGGTTACGTTTGCCAGCGTCGCGGAGTTGTTGGTGACGTCTGCCGTCAGCTTCACCGTCGCGAGACGAGCGTCGGAATTGACGTCGACCCAGGTCGCCCCGTCGCACCAATACAGATGGCCATCGCTCGATAGCCGAGCGATCGCGCCCGCCAAGATCGCTGAAGGTGCCGGCAGGGCAGAGACAACCGGCACGACCCGGTAAGCCAGATCCTTCACCGCTTAACCCATCACCACGACGCGGTACGCGTTGCTGGCCGGTGCACTGGCGAAGTTCAGCCGCGCGGTGTTGACGGTGGGCAGGCTCACGTCGCAGTTGACCTGCTCGTAGCTGCCCGATGCCTGGAACACCTGGACGATCACATCGCGGGTGGCGAAGTTGTGATTGACGTCGAACTGCGTGCTGCTGCCGTCCCCGATGGTGGCTTGTGCGCGGCGCGGCTTGTTCGTCCAGTTGTTGAGCTTGAGCGGCGTGACGATTCGCAGGTCGTCCGTGCCGCCATCTGTCTCCGCCTGCGTGGCGATCTCCGCAATGCCGGAGCTGGTCTCCGATGCCGCGCCCACCGTCGCACCGAACTGCAGCCACGTGACGGTCGTGGTGTCGAGCACGAAATTCACGACCGACTGGCGCCAGCTGGTGCCGGCCGACGTTCCTTCCTCCACCGTGGCGACGGCCTGCTCCAGTTCCGACGCGGTGTTGGCGTCCAGCGCGCGAGTCATGGCGATCGCAGCGCCGTTCCAGATGTAGATGCCGTTCTCGGCGCCAAGGGTCTGAGCCTTCACCAGAACCCGATCCCCAACGGCCACCGTCACGCCGTCGATCGATGCGCCAGGCGAGGACAGATTGAGGTTGGTCTGCGACGCGACGCGGCAGGAGTCCTTCCATGCCAGGCCTTCGACGGCAGAGTTCAGGTCAGCCAGCCGTGCCGGCTCATCCGGGTTGACCGGCGACGGCAGGTTGCGGACACGGGCGACCCCGCCAAAGTCGAGGTCAGAGAGTTGCTTACGGGACATTCAGTTCTCCTATCAAGTCAATCGGGCCAGCCCGGCAATCGGAATGGCGAAATAGATGACGAGCTGGTTCGGGCTCGTGTGGCGGACATCGGCTTCAACTTCGGCGCCGCCGCTGTCGACGATCGACACCGAAGGCCGAAGGCCCAGGTTGTGGTTCACGGTCCAGACCCTGGCGGGCGAGACCTGTACGAACTCGTACGTCTGGCTACCAGCACCGCCGCCGTTGGTCGGGCGCTCTGCCAGTTCGTTGATCGCGGCGACCAGGTCTGTCTTGGCATCGGTCTTCAAGCGATCGAGGGCTCCGGTGCGCGCTTCCACGCCGCCGAAGCGCTCGGCCACACGCACCACGAAGCTGTTGAGTTGTGACTGCAGGCTCATGGCGCGCTCGGTCTATGAAATCCAGCGGCTGCGGATCACGCGGCGCACAGGTCTGTTCGTTTTGTTGGCTCCAGATGCGACAAGGCCACCGTTCTCGGTGGCCTCATCCGCGATCAAGTCGTGATCCTCTTCGGGCGGGTCAAGCCCGAGTTGCCGCTCCAGTTCCCGCCAGTGGCGGTCCTCGAAGCGATCCAGCCCGGCACTCGACGCTGCGGCTCGGGCGTAGACGTAGCAGTCGAGCGCTTCGTTGCGCTCCCGCATCTTTTGCCACTCCCGGATGGGAAAGCCGTTACGGTCGCGCCGCGTGATCAGTTGCTCAGCGCACAGTTGCTGAATGAACTCCGCGTCGATCTTGGGCAGGTGGACGAAGCCGACCGGATAGGTCGTCTGGATACCGTCCTCGCCCACGCCCGCGCTCTTGCGCAGGTTGTTGTAGAACTCCAGCTTGGCGATGCCGACCGCCACCGAGTAGACCTTCACGCCTCGGCGCAGCTTCTTGCCGCCCTGGCTGACGTCCACGGCCGTTGGCGTGCCGATCAACGCGGCCCTTCGGGCCACACCCTTGACCGCCATCAAGCGGGCATCCCGGCGGGACCGCACAAAGGCATAGGCCTCCTGTGTGGCAAAGCCGGTATCGAGTGCGAACCGGGCCAAGGGCATGGCAGCGCCGGAGGCATGGGTCCAGGTCTCGCCCAGCATGTCGCCCAGGCGGCTCCAGACCGCATCGCGCGAGGTGTCACCCATCAGCACCCGGTGCTCGACCAACCAGGACTCCTTGCCCCGACCGAAGGCCCAGACGGAGGCCTCGATCCGGTCCTTCTGGACGTCCGCTCCGCCCACCAGCAGCAGTCCGCCTCGAGGCACCGTGCCGACGGAATAGTCCTCCCGTCGCTCGATCAGGCGCTGCCAATCCGGTGCTTCGCCTTCCTCGACCCATGTCTCCCCAAGCTCGGTGTTCTTGAACGTCTTGATGGCCGAGGCCGATCCCGACTCCTTGCTGACGGCCGCCTCCCACGCGGTGGCGATGTCACGCCAACCGCGCCATCCGACCGGGCTGTAGAGAGACGACAGATGGAAACCGGCAGTCTTCCCGTTCCCATCGGGGAACATGGCTCGCCACTCGCCGTGCTCCAACATCCAGGACTTGTGGTGCTCGGCGATCGCCGTGTCGCATGACTCGCACACGTAGGCCGCCGTCTCGGGCACGCCCTTGTCCCAGCGCAGTTGCTCGAACCGCAGCCATTGCCGATGACTGCAGTGCGGGCACGGCACGAAGTAGCGCCGCTGGTCACTTGCGTCGTACTCCCGCTCGATGGCGCTCGCCCCCGAGATGGTCGGGGTGGAGACGATGAAGATCTTGCGGCGCGCGAAGGTGCGCGTCCGCGCCTCGGCCAGCGAAATCGCGTCGCCTTCGCCCTCGACGTCCAGCGGGTATCCGTCCACCTCGTCCAGGAACAGGTAGCGAACCGGCATCGAGCGCAAGCCCACCGCGCTGTTGGCGCCGGTCATCACCAGCACGCCGCCCCGGAACTCCTTGGCCAGGATGGTGTTGCCCGAGTCGCGGCTGCGCGCCGGGGCAATTAGTTCGGCCAGGACACCGGACTCTTCAATCAGCGGGTCGATCCGCTGCTTGGAGTTGCGCTTGGCCATCTCCACCGTGGGCCACACCGCCATCATCGGACCGGGCGCATGGTGAATCACGTAGCCGATCCAGTTCGAGCCCATCTCGGTGGCACCGAGCTGCGCGGCCTTCATGAACACCACGCGCTCGACCGGCGAGGTCGGCGACAGACAGTCCATGATCGCCTTGAGGTAGGGCGTGCGACTGGTGCGCCAGCGTCCGGGTTCAGCGGACGCCTTGCTTGACAGCATGCGGTGGCGATCGGACCACTCGGATACGGTCAGCAGCGGATCGGGCGTGAGCCCCTCCCGCCAGGCCCGTTCAACCTCGTCGGCGCCTTCGTAGTCGAGATCCATCATCAATCGACCCGCGGGCGCATGTCGCCAAGTTCCTGCAGGTGCTCGCGCACGGCAGCCTCCAGCGCGACGTGCATCGTGTGCGGCTCCACGCCCAGCCTGCCGGCCATCTGGGCAGAGATTCGCGCCGGCCAGTTGAGCCACGCGTCGCGCTCGGCCCGGGCGAGCTTGAACACATGGGCGATCGCTTGCGGGCGATCCACCAGTTCCCCTTTCAAGCGTGCCAGTCGCACCTTGTTGGTCTGCGCCTTCACGACCTCGTTGACGGTGCGCGCCTGAAGCAGCGATGTACCGCCAGCGGGCAGCGCGGGGGCAGCACCACTGTTCGCATCGACGGCATCCGGCACGGCGACCTTGACCGCCTTGGCGCGCGTGCCTGCTTGCGCTGGCTCGGAGTTGCGCACCCATTCGCTGTCGGCCCGACCGATGTCGATCGTTCCGTCGGGCTCCGGCGTGATGCGACCGGCCCGAATCGCCTTATGGACGGCGGTGTCGGTCACGCCCCGATGTCGGGCGTATGCGCGTATCGAGATGCCCATCGGGATGACCTCTGGTCCCTTCAATCATTTGTTCGTCATTCCTCCGCATTCCGCTTGGCTTTACGCCGAAGCAGCGCGTTCATTCGTTCATCAGCAACCCCATCCAAGGACACAGACATGACCCCGATCGAGCAACTCCTGACCCAGATCGCCCACGAGCACCTCTCCATCGAAACGCTGGAGACGCGCCGCTCGGACAGCCTCGATTTCCACGACGTGGCGGTCTGGTGCGTGCGGGACGCCCTGGAGGCAGCCTTCAACGCCGGCGTCGAACACGCCAAGAGGGCCAAGAAGTCGGCCCCGACCGACGGCTGATCAAGAACCTTCGAAGGCAAGCAGAAAGCGCTTGGCTTCACTCGCGAACAGCGCGTTCATCACGTCACCCCATCAACCACCCTGCAAGGAGCAGCAAATGAGCACGATGCAACTCACCCCAGCCCAGCACGCCATCCTGGCCTACGCCCTCGAACACAACGCCGGCAAGATCAGCTGGTTCCCGGACAACATCAAAGGCGGCGCACGCAAGAAAGTGCTCGACGGCCTATTCAATCGCGCCCTGATCACCACGGACGGCACCGACTGGTGCGTTGCGGCCGAGGGCTACGACGCCATGGGGCGCGAGCGTCCCGCACCGGCGCCCCTGGTTCCCGACCCCGAGACGGAGGCCGCCGTCGCGGCCGCAGAGGCCACGTGGGCCACGGAACGGGCCAAGGATTCAAAGTCCCGGACCCGCGAGAGCAGCAAGCAGGCCGAAGTCATCCGGATGCTCCAGCGCCCCGAGGGCGCCACCATCGCACAGATCTGCGAGGCCACCGGCTGGCAAGCTCACACGGTGCGCGGCACCTTTGCGGGCGCCCTGAAGAAAAAACTTGGTCTGACCATCACCTCTGACAAAGTCCAAGGCGGCGATCGCATCTACCGCGTCGCCTGAATCGGAGCCACCGCATGAAGATTTTCGTTCTCACGGTGGAGCGCAAGCCCACCGCGATCACATGGGACGGCGGCACGGTGCAGGTCGAGGAACTCAGCCTGCGCCTGCCTTTCGCCCGTAAGCCCGCCAACCTGCGTGAGATGGCCGCCACGGGTGACTACGCGGTCTACGTCACGGAGACCATCACCCTGACGCCTGAAGCCTTCGATGGCTTCGCTGCGACCCTGCTTGCCTCGCGCGACTGGCTGCGCGGCAAGGGCGGCTACTACGGTCAGGGGCGACTATGCGTCGAGGTCTGCGCTCCAGGACGGCCCTATCTCTACGTTGATCCCTCGGGCGGCGATTACGCCCGGTACGTGGCCCGTCTCGGGTGATCGAAATTGGCCGAGAAAGCCGGCTCGAACAGCTTGGCTTCTCAATCGAACAGCGCGTTACTACGTGCGTCGCAACGATCAACCCGAAGGAGCACTACATGACCAACACCACGATCCTCGCCAGCCAGAACGAAGCCTGGGGTTTTTGGGGCACGATGGAGGAACACGCCAATGCCGCGTGGCCCCTGGCGATGAACGCCGTATCGGACGCCACCGGCCAGCCCCTGGGCTCGG